TAAGCTATGTAAAATTACATCTAGAAGAAAAAATTAGATTATCATCAGAAAGTAATAGAAAAGTAAATGAAAAATTAGAGAATAATCGTACATTAAAGAATATAGTTAATAAAACAAATGATATTAAAAATAAAATTATATCAACACCTGAATTAGTTGATGCAAAAGATTCAGTTAAAAGTGCATTTGGAAATATTAAACGTGGTAATATAAAAGGATTAATTGCAGATGTAAATAAACTTAATAAAGCTAAAGCAGCTTTAGAAAAAAAACTCATTGTAGGTACAGCTGCAAAATTAGGAATTACAATTTCTGATAAAAACTATGATCGTTTAAGAATGGCAATGGCATCAACAACTCCAATGGGAGCTGCAAAAACTTTAGTAACTGTCTTTGCAAAGTCTGAAACTGGTAGAAAATTAATTAGTAGAATAAAACAAAAAGCATCTAATGCAGTTAAACATAATAAAGCAAATGATGCACAAATAAATGCTAACTTTTTAAGAGATGAAGCTGAAAGGTTACGCCAAGAAGCTAAAAATAGTAAGGATATTGCAGATAAGGTAGCAGCTAATAAAGCTATTAAGGATGCATTAGAAGCAGCGAAAGCAGCTTCTATTTTAAGAGAAAATGCGATTGCTTCATCTTCAGTAACTGAAACTAGTACATTAGTTGAAGTTGCTCAAATGAAAAGAGATGAAGTACAAAGAAATATTATTAATTTAAATATTCAATTAAATAATACTAAAGACCCTTTACAAAGAGCACTAATTCAAGGGCGCATATTAATTGCAAATAATGAATTAAATAAAGCAAATAATACAATCAGTGATGCTCAAAAAATTGCTGATAATATAAGATTAAATTCATATAAATCCGCAAATAAAGTTACAAATTATCTTCAAGACAAACCTCAAATTCAATATGAAATTAATAAAATCGGTGAAACAAAAGAATCTGCTAAAAAAGCAATTGATGCCTTAAGATCTGGTGATAAAAAAGAGATTATAAGTTCTGTAAAAGACTTAATGCAAAAGAAAACAGAATTAACTAATGGTGCATATAAGGCAGTAGGTTCTGCGGTTGGATTAAATCTAAGTGATCAAGATGTTAAACAAATTCAGAAAGCTGAAAAAGCTGCGAAAGCTGCAGCAAAAGCAGCAAAAGCAGCTTCAAAAATGAAGAGTTTAATGAAAGGTCCTGCTGCATTTATTATCGCAATAATTGCAATAATACTGGAAAAAACTCTAAAACTAGATGAAGATGACTTTGGAAAATGTAATCCCGGTGATTTTGATTTAAATAGTATACCATCATGGGCTAAAAAAGTAATTGACATGATGCCCGGTTTAGGAGAAATTTTTGATTTAATAGGCAATAAATTATGTATTAAACAAGGATGCCCAGAACATAAACCAGAAAATACTTCCGGATTATGTTATCCTCGTTGTAATACATCATTTAAGAGTGATGGTGCGATGATATGCTGGAAACAATATCCTGATTTTGAAAACAATGGTCAAGGTCATACTATTACATCCATTACTAAAAAAATTACAACTAATACAGGTACTATTCCAGATAGATGTGGTCCTGGTGAAGACAAAAACGGTGCTTTATGTTATCCTGCTTGCAGACCAGGATATGATGGCGTTGGACCAGTATGTTGGGAAAGATGTAAAGAAGGAACTGTTGATACTGGCATAAGATGTGAAAAGACATCATATGGAAGAGGTGCTGGTAGAGTTCCTGATAGAACACCATGTCCTGGAGGATTTAGAACTGATCCCGTAACATGCTGGAAAGACTTAAGTTGTAATACACGATGGGACGGATGTTGCTCTCGATCATGGCCAGGAGTATGCTGGGGGTGTGCACGTACTAATTGTAGTGGCCCAGAACTTAGAGGAAGAGATCCAATATGTAGACCAGATGAAGACTTGGTTGGTTTATTATGCTATCCCAAATGTAGACGTGGGTATGTTGGAAATGGTCCAGTATGTTGGAGAAATATAAATCCTTATACAAAACAATCATATGGGAGAGGATCCGGAAATTCAATGAAGTGTTCAGAAGATTTATTTAATGTTTCTGGATTATGTTATCGTAGATGTCCACCCGGATCTAGTATGAAATCTTTAGGATTATGTTCTCAAGAATGTCCACCTGGATCAACTGATTTTGGTGTAGGATGCACTCGCGAATCATATAATCGTGGAGTTGGAGATGTACCATTCAATGTTTCAATGAAACCTAGAAAGAAAGAGGGTGAAAGATTTACAGATATATCTCATATGATTGAATATTATAATGTAGAACATTTTAGTAATTATGATAATTCATTATCATCTGAAACTAAAATTGAACATTTTGAAAATAATCAAAGTTTCTTAGAAGAATTCTATAATATTAATGATATTATTAAAACATTAGAAAGATATAATAATCATTCTATTGAAGGTTTTAATAATACAATTGAAATCAATGATTCGTCTAATTATGGAATAAATGAAGCTTTTAATAATTTAAAAATATTTAATATTCAAAATGGAGATGGCTTTGAAGAGTTATCATATTTAGATAACAATACGAAAGATCAAGTATGTAAAAATGGATTTTGTGGAATTTCCTCATTTACATCATATTCTCAATATCCTTCAAATGAATGTATTGATGAATTAAAAATTAATAGAGAATCATCTGTAAAATCAAGAAGTTCTATTTCAAGCTCTGTATATTCCATTGATTCAGAAGTATCACAATCTATTGTCAAAAAATTGACTCCAAAAACTGGAACAACTCCAAAAGCAAAACCTTTCATAAGACAAGCAATTAAAACTTTAGCAAAATCATTCCCGGTATCAAAAGAAGATCAAGTAAGACTAGCAAGACGTGGACTTAGATTGGTTAAGGATGTAAAGGATGTAATGAGAGATAAAGATATAAAACCACTTGCAAAATCAATTATGAAACAAATTGCATTAGATCCTCCAACAATAATTATTAAACCTAGATTAGAAGATAAACTCTATGAATTAGATATATAAATGATTTGACTGTTTAATTATAAATTAAAATTAAAAATATTATATATTAAATATAATATGTTTAATAAAGAAGATTTACTAAAAGGAATAAAAAAAAGTTGGATACCCTTATTAAATAATCCAGAATTAGATAAAATTATAAAAACTCTTAATTCTAAAAACAGTTCTATAATTTTACCAACAGAAAATAGAATCTTTCAAGCATTTAAATATTTTGAATTAAAAGATACTAAAATCATTTTACTTGGTCAAGATCCATATATAGGTTGTGAACAAGCAATGGGATTATCATTTTCAGTACCTAAAGGTTGTTCATTACCACCAAGTTTAAAAAATATTTATAAAGAGTTGGGAATTGAAAGTGTAAAGACAGGTGATTTAACGCTATGGGTAAAAAATAATCAATTCTTATTATTAAATACTTCATTGAGTGTCTTTGAAGGTAAATCAAACTCTCATCAAAATATTTGGTCAGATTATACTGATAAATTAATTAAAGATATATCAGATAAAACGGATCATATAATTTTTCTACTTTTAGGTAATAATGCTCAATCAAAAAGAAAATTTATAGATAATAAAAAACATGTTATAATAAAAGGTATACATCCATCTCCATTAAGTGCATATCGTGGATTCTTTGGTAGTGGTATATTTGATAAACTAGATGATGAATATGAGAAACTATTTAATAAAGAAATTAAATGGGATCTATAATTTTATTTTTTTGTTGTTCTTTTTGTTGGTTTATTTGTTGATTTACTAGTTTTCTTACTAGTTTTTTTGGTTGTTCTCTTACTAGTTTTTTTGGTTGTTTCCTTACTAGTTTTACGAGTTAACCCTTTTTCGGATATAATGATAGCTCTCATCTGTCCTAGAGCATTTTTATATGGTAATCCACGTTTAGAAAAACATGTTTTCATATCATCCTGTTTACAAACCTTAAATGAATTTTTAGGACTACTTACTTTTTTTATTTCATATGGCATATTTTATTTGTATGTATATAATAATAAATTATTTATTAATAAATTATATTATTTATTTCTTCATTTAGTAATTTCTTTTTTAACTCAAGATATTTAATTTTGTATTTAATGTAACTTAAATAGTATCCGCCCTTCTTCTTATTACGATTTCTTTTAGATTTATTTTTTTTAGGAGATGGTATTTTTCCAGGTGAATTTCTCCTTGGTGAATTTCTCTTTGGTGAATGTTTCTTTACTGATTCTAATTCTGGCTTATATTCTTTTGGTGCTTTAGATGATTCGGTAGATGATAATAATGATACATTAATTATAGATCTAGGAACCTTTGGAGAATTTGACTTTTTGGTTCCGGGTGTTCTTTGTACTATAGGGGCATCTCGTATGTGTTCATCTTGTTTATGAATATTTTGAAATGATTGATTTCCACTTTTAATATATACAATATATGGTATTAGTACTGGTATCTGGAATGCTGGTTTATATATTACAATATTTGAAGGATAATTAATTTGAAAGATATTTGCAGGACTTGGTGCATCTCTAATTAAATTAAAATTAGCTGTTAAACTATTTGCAACGGTAGCAGATAAAATATTTAAATTTGGAGGTAATGTATTTATTGATGAAAATACTACTGTTGGTATAGATGCTAAACGTGCCCTTTCGTTGACGTCAATTTTATAAATATAAACAAATGTTTTAGCACCTAAACTATTTACTAAACTTGCATCATATAATCTAGATCTGTTTATTATAAAACCAAATCTATCTCTAAGAGTTCTTAAAGATGCATTTTTTGCAGCCTCGTCAGTATTTTTATCCCATGGATAATCAGGTATTGTTAAAGTTGTAGTAACAAATGTATAATTAGTACCATCGGGATACGTTAAGATATTTGCACTTGGGTCTATCAATATTAATACAACATCGGGACTAGACATTTTATTATATAATATATAATAAAATAAATTTCTTATAAATAAATCTTTTAGTAACTTAACTTAGTTTATCTTAACTTAAATAATTCTATCAATAGACTTAAACACCATCAATATATTCATTTTCTTTTACTTTTATTCTGGGTAATATATTGATTGCCATTAACTCTTGAAACAAGAGTTTTGTAGCATATGGAATTTCTACAAGAGAAGTATCTGTATTGTTTTTACATGCAGTACAGATATGAATGTCCTTATCTATTACTTTAGTTGCTATTAGACCACATGTATTACATACATGTACTTGATAACCATCTGAAGTATTAAATAATCTTTCTCTTAAGAATATAGAAGCTCCGTGTGATGTCATAGACCAACACTCCATCTCTCCAAACCTTAAGCCACCGTCTCTTGAACGTCCTTCAGGTGGTTGACGTGTCAAAATTTGTGCTGGCCCTCTTGCGCGACCATGTATCTTATCTTTAACTAAGTGCTTCAATCTTGCATAAGCTGAAACTCCAATAAAGATCTTACATTTCATTTTTAAGCCCGTGTACCCGCAATACATTTCTTCTTCCGCATACTCACCGAATCCATTTTCTATTAATACTTCATTCAATTCTTCTAATCCTACTTTCTTAAATGGAGTACCATCTATAAACTTTCCTTTAATTGCACCTACTTTACCAGTAAACATTTCGATCAATTGACCAACTGTTTGACGGGTTGGTAAGCAACAAGGATTAATAATTAAATCTGGAATCATTCCTGATTTAGTATAAGGCATATCTTCTGCTGGTAATAATGCACCTGTTGTAGCCTTTTGACCATAACGAGATGCATACTTATCACCAATACCTGGAATTCTCTCAGATCTAACTCTCATGTTATACATTTCATAACCTTCATTATCATATATACCACTCCATACTTTATCAACTACACCAGTGCAATTAGATTTGTAGATTTCACTCTCATCTTTAAATACCTTATTGTTGGCATTTTGTTGAATTGGACTTACTTTACCAATAATTACATCACCGTTTA